CCTTCAATAAATGAGTTTGCATCAGCAAGTGTTATATAAGTGTTTGCATTTGCACCACCAACAGTTGCATCAAGAGTTATCGCCATTGAGTTTTACCTTTTTGGGCTTAGATTTTGGTTTTGGCTTTTCTAGAGTTTGAGTGAGTGAAGCTGCCTTTTGAGCAGCCTCATTTCTCTCTCTCATACGCCTAAATGCGTACATTGCCATTAGCTTGATGCACCTTTATTTGCAACAAAAGTAATGACAATCGCTTCGCTTAAAGATCCGCCAGATACGTTAGAAACTGTGATCTTGAATGATCCAGCAGCCACACTATTGACATTAACTAAATATGCACCAGCAGTTCCACCTGATGAGTGAAGTGCATAAGGAGCATCAGTCGCTGAAACCTTGCTATTTGTAACTGTAAAAGATACTTCAGCAGCATCAGCTAATGCAGCGTTGTTCATTGTAATTAGTCCAGTCTCAGTATTGAGAGTTACACCTGTTGATTTGTTAGTAGCCTGAGTTACAGAACCACCATTTGTAGGGCCTATAAGTAACCCTGCAGTAACGTCAAATAAAGAAGCCATAATTAATCCTGATTACTTACGTTAGTAGCACGAACAATTCCTATGTTCTTTGTTTCGTACACTTTCGACCAAGAGGCAACTGTCTCTAATACTGTACGAGTTGGGTTGACAGTAGATACTGCATACTTCAAACCTACTGGATGGTAAATGTAATGAAGATCAACAGCCATTGCTTCTTCTAAAGCAAGGATATCTCTGTCTGTCTGTGTTCTGATTGGTGCCTGCTCACCTGTAACAACTGATCCTTGCGTAAAGAAGAATGTTGAATACTCAGTGGAAGAACCAGATCCTGTTGTTGGAACATCATCAGAAACAATTACTCTTAATCCCATGAAGGTATTAACAGCAGTTGGGCCATCAAATGCTCTTACTGTGCTACCTGAAGCTGCGTTTGTATCAGGTGCGCCAGTATTGTCATAAATGCGATCAATTGCATTTCTCTCAACCAAGTCATAAAATACCTTTGAGTGCATTGCAACGGATGTTAACTTCTGACCTTGATCACCAAGTAAAGACTGTGCCTTTGCAACGTGTCTTGGACTTAATGTTGTTGGAGTATCACCTGATTCTGAATCAATTGTTAAAGCAAATAAAGCAGAGTTGCTATCGTTTGCGTTGATTGAACCAAATGCACCAGTTAAACAAGAGAATAAATCCTTTTGCTTTTGGTTGTTAACATAAGCAGCCATCTTTTGAGCGATAGCAGCCATTGGATCAGGGCCACCACCAACTGCAAGTGCAGCTAAATCTCTGGAACTGAAAGCACGACCTCTATGAAGAACAGCAGCGATTTGGTTATCGGCTGTGATTTTTCCAGGTGTTAATGATAATGAATCTGTAAGAACTTCAAAGTCTCCAGATAAGTTAGCTTTGTAGAATGGAATCTTTACAAAGTCACCGCCTCTTTCTGCGGATAGATTTAATTCTGCTAGAGGTGTCACGACCCCACTCTGCAAGAAGGCATCTCTCTGAGTTGTCTCCTCAATTAAGTAGGGGGTGAAAACTTCTGGTATTATCAAATCCGATCTCAATGTAGCCATGAGATTTCAATAATAATTTTTTAATTTTCGGTGACAACACCTAACTCATACAAACAAGTTAATCTTATATTAACCGCTAACTGCGTTTTTTAGCATATTATATTTATTAATGTCTGTACGATATAATCTTGCCTGCTCAGTTAGGTTGAAAGATTCTTTAGCAAATGGGTTGGATTCTCCTGTTATAACATCAGCAGTTACTTTTGTTGTTGTAGCACCACCGCCCTGTGGTCTTGGATTTTTCTGTACCCATTGAGGCATTTTTTGTTGCGCCCAATCTTTTACTGGTGTTCTGTTATAACCATCAACAATAACAACAGTTCCATCAGCTTCTCTTGCTAGTTGATCTCTATTAATTCTTGATAAAACATATTGTGGATCATGTACCACATCAGCTAATGCACTGACAGCAGGAGCTTCCACTTCAAGCTCTCTCTGTCTTTGCTCAAGCTCTTGAATCCTTTTGTTTTTTGCTTCTTCAGCTTCTCGATATTGAGTTGCAAGTTTTTCTCTTGCCTCTTCATATTTACCCTGTGCCTCAAGCTCTTCCTGTTCTTTTTTCTGCTTATAAGCAATCAAGGCATTTACATCAACATCTGGTGGAATAGCTTTCCCTGCTTCTTTTGCTTTTATATTCTGATCTAATAATTTTGCATTATTAGCTTTTAGTTTTTGTAACTCTTCCTGTAAAGCTGCATATTGTTCAGGAGAAGGGTTTGGCTTAATAGGCTCTTCTGACATAAAAAATCGTAATATTTATTTATAATATTACCTTAAAATTACCATTTGACCCTATGTGACCAAAATAATGGTGAAAATATTGTTGGATTTGGGTTTTGAGCATTATGTCTTGCATAATAAGATTTTCTTCTTGCTTTATCTTTTTTTGAAGTGGGATTTTTACCTGCTCCTTTTACTCCTTGTTGTCCAAATCTTATTAATTTTGTTTTAGATCCTTTTTTAGCTAAAACAATATGAGATTTTGTAGGGTGAGAAGGTGTTGCTTTTGCTTTATTTACAGCAGTTAATCCATATCTATTTAATTTTCTTTGAATTTTTTCTTTTTCTGTCATTTTCCTTTTTTCCTCATAGCCATATTATGTGCTTCTGTAAAGCTAACACCTTCACGCATTTTACGCTTCATATATTCCATATGTTTTTTTGAATGTCCATGAGTTTTTTGATGTTTTTGTAAAACATTTTTTTGTCTAACAGTTAATTTCATCTTTTCTTAGGTGATTTTTTTCGAGCATTATGTATATCTATATCAGCTTTTCTTGCACCTCCACCTGAAATAAAACTATTAACTCTACCCATAGACCAAGCACCAACAGGAACATTTCTAGATCCAGAACTTATATAAGCAGCAGTGCCTCTTTTATAAACTTTACGTAAATCTCCAACAGTATAAATAGATTTTTTAGCTTTAGCACTAAGCGTTGCAGTTAGTGTATCAGCGCTTTTTTTTCTTTTTGTTTTTGACATTTTGAGAAGCTCTGAATTTAGAAATTGCTTTTAAATCTATTTTTTCTCCGCGTTTGTAGGCTTCGGCAGTTCTTTTGATCTCAGCAGCTTTCGCTGCCTTGTTCTTTGCTCCAGACAGATATTTTTTGGGAACACCTGTTTTTTTATCTTTTGGAACCCGCCTGAACTTTCTAGTCACCTTTTACCTTTTTAGATTTTTTTGTTGTTTTAGGTTTAGCCTCAGCCTTTGGCTTTGACTCATCATAAGTCTGGACTTTGAATGTATATCCCATTATTTTTTACCTCCCTTCTTTTTTTTCTTTTTACCCTTTGGCTTCATTGATCCATAGTGTGATGGCATAACAATAAAAGTAACTGTTTATATATTACTTCCTTTTGCGTTTCTTAGCTGTTTTCTTTTTACCTGCTGTAGATAATGCAATGGCCTGTGCCTGTTTCAATGTTTTACCTTCTCTCATTAGCAAACGGATGTTGCTTGAGATCACAGATTCAGATTTTCCTTTTTTCAATGGCATATCTATAGTTTATATTCTTTTTTGATTTGGTCTATTGTTTTTTCAGTTCCATCACTTCTAATTATCTGCCTTAATGCTTTCTGACCAGAGCTACCTTTTTTACCAGCTAATGTTTTAAAAAACTTTACTTTCTGTTCACTACCAAGAGTTTTTATTTGTAGTTCTCGATCTTGATTTAATAACCAATCACCATAAGCCTGCCCCTGTGGAACTCTACCTGTAATGCTTGGCCTTGTATCAAGCGCAGTGGCTGGTGGCTCTTCAAGACTTGGATAATCTTTTTGCAATTTTTTAAAATCAACAACAGGAACGGTAGTTGATCTACAGTTGAAATGCTGTGGAGGTGTCGGCCCTTTATTGTATTCAAACTGTTTACCATCAAGTCTTTGACAGATTGGAGTAGTTTTTGAATCTAATGTTGCAACATATTCATATTTAGGAGCAACCTTACTATTTGCAGCATATACAGCTTGACTTGCTTGATTCTGCACTTGATTTACAGAAGTTCTTACAATCGTTTGTATTTGATGATTTGCAACTTTTGTAAGTTCTCCTCCCGATGCTGCAAGCTGTTTAACAGATAGTGGCCCTAAGTCTGCAAAATTTAATTTTCCTACAAGTTGTCTTGCTATCTGTTGTGATGTTTTTCCACTATATACACCTGAGTCAATTGCCAACCTAAGTTTTTCTTGCGAACTAACAGTAATACCTCTAAATGCTTTATTGACAGTTTTTCCATTAGGTAAAGTTATTGCTGATCCCTG